CAGACCACTGACCCGTTGGATGAAGTGGTTTTTAATTCTTCGTAGTTACCTAGAATCACCCCATATTCACCATCTTCAAAGTCACCAATCGCTTGGTGCTTAATTGTTTTATCTTCGCTCTCGTATACATGTCCGACATTGTTGTCATCTAGACACCAAACAACTTCATCCACTGTGTACGCATCTTTCCCTGTCAAGGCTGGCTCTCCACCAATGATTAAATCAATTGTCTTCATAATTTATTCCTTCGTTTTTAATACTTCTTTTAAACGTAATAGATCTTCAGCGTTGATCCTGTCTTTAATCTTTTCAATCGACATGCCCAACGCATCCATCTTGTACTTGTCAGAGAACTCTTCAAGCAACTCAACTAGAGTAGGAGACTTGCCCATCAATAGGTATAAATTGTTTTAGTGAAGGAGGTGACCACGTTGATGCAGTAGTCAGGGTGATCTTTGAATGCAGTCTCAATGGCAGAAACCAATGGATCAAGCATCGCGGCTCTATCCTTAAGGCTCATTTCCTCATGTGTTTCGTAATCGACTGAGATCGGTATCCTGGTTAAAAGCCTGCGCTTAAGGCTTCTGGTTTCCTCGCAGTAGATGTCTATACCCATGTCCCTGTTTTCATGGAAGACCATAAGACTCGGATCACACAAACGGTAGATCGTACCGTCATCGAGCTCTTCTAACTTTTCCTTTGGAACTAACTGCTCCAAGCTTTGAATTCTCTCTTCAAGCTTTCGGTTTTCTTTAAGCATCCTGTCTCGGATTTCTATGAACCGCTCAACCTGGTCTTCAGAAACTTTTAAATTTCCTTCGAGGTTTTTTACACGGTCTATAAGATCTTTCTTTAATTCCATTTGTTTCACCCTACTATGTAATTGCTTTGGTTAAGGCCCGTTTCCAACCACAAGTGGGCCAAGCTTGCTCCGAAGAGTGAGTTACTCTTTGG